TCAGGCTCGTAAGGTTCAGGCTCTGAACTTGGCTGTTGAAATGGCTGAGGCTGCTTAATCCTCGAGTCCTGAGCACGACTTTAAAAGGCTCTTTATTTTATAGGAGAGAATTATGCAAACCGTAAATCTTGATCTTAGCGTCAACACAATTGATAGTATTGTAATTGAGAGACTTCAGGAATCTGCTGATATTTTGGCAGAGTGTATAAAAAAAGATGTCGCTCGAGCTGCAGATGCTAAAAGGACTGATGCCTTGTTTATGGATATTGATGAAAGTATCCGTATGCTTCGTAAGATGAATAGCGTCATTAAGTATTTTGGTGGAGATCCAGTTGATTGGACTGGTTATAAATAATAAGTAACAAAACTAGGTGCTGAATGAATTATGGTGAAAGATATCTTTAATCACTTCCGGAAAATGGAAGATGGCAGCGTATATGTTGGTAATCATCTTATCCTAGACCTGTGGGGTATAGAAAACAATAAGTTTAGCGAGGGAGATCTAGTTCATCAGTTCTCTCTTGCTTGTCAGGACGCCGGAGCTACTGTACTAAGCGAACATGTACATGAGTTTGGTGAAGAGTGTGGTACTACTGGTGTTGTTGTTTTGGCAGAGAGTCATCTGTCTTGGCATCACTACCCAGAGGTGAATTATATCGCCATAGATATTTTTATGTGCGGTAATGCTGATCCTCTTAAAGCTGTTCCACGAATACTGCAGTATTTGAAACCCACTCGTAAGACTACCGATTTAATTCGGCGAGGAGTATTAAATAATCCAGTAGAGTACACTGTAGCTATTAAAGCTTGACTTAAATGTTCGCATATAGTATAATGATTGTGTTGTTAATTAATTAAGGAGAATAAAATGATTTATATCGTACTTGTTGTTGCTGTACTAGTTGCAGTATATTTTATCTTTGGGGACAATATCAAGTCTCTATGGGCTGGTAATCCTCTAGCTGCAGAAGCGAAGAAGATTCAGGAAGATGTTAAGAACGTTCTTGATGTAAACAAGGATGGCAAGGTTGACGTTGCTGATGCTAAGGAAGCAGTTCAGAAGACTGCCACTAAGGTTAAGGCTTCTGCTAAGAAGATGACTTCTAAGAAGAAGAAGTAATTGGTCGTTGATGTTACTTGATTAGCGTTCTGGACTCGGGGGCAGTACCCGACGCCTCCACCATTGCGGGGGCGACACAGGATCGACAGGCGAGGATAGGGTAGCGGAGATTAATCGGTAGATACCACCGTGACGGATCAAATGTAAATGCTAACGATAATGGAAGCATTGCTCTAGCCGCATAAGCTAGACTTGGGTTCGGTGGGTTCCTAGAAACAGAATACCCACCACCTTTCAACAAAGAGGATATATTATGCCAAAGACTAAAATGGAAAAGCGAAAAGAAGCATTAGTGCGTATGGAGCGTGGTCCTAAGAATCCCGCCTCAGACATGCGCGCGAAGAAGTATCCTCGCAGTGCTGAGAAACGTCTTGAAGATATAGCTCATCTAAAAACTCTAATTGGCTGGTCATGAGCCTTCCAAAACTAAAAACACCTGCAGAATTTGCGCGTGAGATCGAAGAACTAGTATGGGAACTTGACATCGAGTATATTGATGCTGTTATCCTGTACTGTGATCGTAATAAGATTGAAGTAGAAACAGCAGCATCCTTTATCAAGCTGAACTCTAATATGAAGAGCAAGGTACAGGGTGAAGCTGAAACTTTAAACTATCTACCCAAGATAGCGAGGCTTCCTAACGTATGACCCCATATGAGACTTATGTCTTGTACTCTGCTCTGAAAAATCACTTCACGACTGAGTCATATGATTTCATAAAATATAATGGTAAGATTAAAACATCTATTGATCAATTCCAAACTCGTAAGGATAGGTTCTTCTTCGCTAAGTTAGCCAAGAGAAAAGATGTCAAAGACTTTTTAATATCAAATTTTGTCATTGGTGAGTCTAATCTTTGGGTAGGTGATCTAGTCGGTAATTGTAAATATGAACAGATCTATGTCGACTGGAAGAAAAGATTTCAAGCACTATCATATTATTTTGAACAAGAGCTAAAAAACTGCTTGACTTCATTAGATGAAAACGTTATAGTAAAGAATCAACAGCATCCCTTTCTGCTGAAGATATTCCTTCGTAAGAAGATAAGCATAGAGAGTCTAATCATACTAGATGATCTCTTAGGTTTCTCCGAGCATTGGAATAAAGAACTGGGTGACGATATTGTGTGGAAGGAAGTTAATTTGTTATGTAAAAAGTATCGTCCCTTTCTAAATTATGATAAACAGAAGATGCGAAATATTGCCTTGACTGTTTTTGATAAATAAGTTATATTATTGAGTACGTGAATAATCACATATACAAACATACAAACATACGGAGAATACTAATGGATTTTGCTACACTAAAGAACTCGCGTTCGTCTGAACTAACTAAGCTAACTGCTCAGCTTAAGAAGATTAATACCAATGAAAATGCTTCATCTGCGGATGACCGCTTCTGGTATCCTGAAGTAGACAAGACTGGCAATGGCTATGCCGTTGTTCGCTTCCTACCTGCTCCTGCCGCTGAAGACGTGCCTTTCGTACGCACTTGGGGTCATGGGTTTAAGGGTCAAACCAGCGGCAAGTGGTACATTGAAAACTCCCTAACAACAATCGGCAAGCCTGATCCAGTCAGCGAGTATAATACTCAGCTCTGGAACTCCACCACTGATGACAACTCACCTGCTCGTAAGCAAGCTCGTGATCAGAAGCGCAAGCTAACATATATCAGCAATGTGTATATCGTTAGCGACCCTTCGAAGCCACAGAACGAAGGTAAGGTGTTCCTCTTCAAGTATGGTAAGAAGATCTTCGATAAGCTTAATGAGGCGATGAATCCTCAGTTCGCTGATGAGAAGCCTTTGAATCCCTTTGATCTCTGGGAAGGTGCCAGCTTCAAGATCAAGATCCGTCAGGTCGAAGGCTATCGTAATTACGACAAGTCTGAGTTCTCGGATCGTGGTCCTCTGAACAACGATGATGGTGAACTAGAGCGTATCTGGAAGTCTGCTCACTCGCTCCAGGCGTTCCTGGACCCGAAGAACTTTAAGGAGTACGATACCCTTAAGACTAAGCTAAATGACGTTCTGGGACTGACTGCAAAGGTCTCCAGGGAGTTCCAGGAGGATGCTCCAGTAGCTGCCGCGCCTACCTTTAGGCAGAAGGATGCTGATGCCTCTGGTCCTGTCGCTGCCGTCCCCTTCTCGGCTACGGTAGATGATGACGATGATCTTAGCTACTTCAAGAAGTTGGCTAACGACTAGTCCTAATCCTATTGGGTGAACTTGGGGGTGGAGAAATCCATCCCCATTTTTTTATGTGCCGTGCTTAAGAGACAATGGGATATGGTTTCTGTCGCCTGTTCCAAAATAATCATGACTGTCAACAACAGTGTATTTCGGTGTTGGTGGTTTCTTTTTGGGTGGTTTGGGTAGTGGATTATTGACAACTATTACCGTGTTGTTTTGTCTACCGGCATTTAATGCTAATGCATTTTTTATTCTTTGGTTTCTAGCTTCTCCAGTACTTCTTTCATAAAATTTATCAACCACTATTGCAGCATCCTCAACAGTTTTAGTTTTTCTTAATAGGTCACCAGCAGGTTTTTCACCTTCAGTACCTTCTTTATGTGTGAGTTCCCATTGAATAAATTCTAATTGTTCTCTAAATCCTGCTTGCCTAATATCTTTTCCATAAACTCTTTTGAAAGTGTTTTGCCTGGGTTTATGCCATTGAGCAATACCATATGCTCTGCCTTGGTCACCAACAGCATCTGTTCGTAAATTTGCACCACTTTCAGCTTGTAAGTTACCTACAATACCTGCTGCTTGTTCCGGTGTGTATCCCTTGCTTATGAAAAAGTCCATCGCCTCTTTAGAACTTCCTGTTTCACCAACACCAGGTCCAATAAATTCTCCAGATGCTCCTGCTCCACCAAACCCTTCACCTGTAGTGGATGGGGCAGCACCACCACCAGAAATCATCCCACCTATTCCTGCAAATATATTTGGTAATGGCGGAGGAGTTATAGCACTTATTACAGAAGTTCCTGCATCTGTTACTGCGGATTCTGCTCCTGCTGCTGTTGAAGTTACTGCAGAAATCGCGACATTTTTTTCAGTTTCTATTTCTGTCGTAACAGATTTACCTGCAGCT